ACAATCGAAAAGCAGTCCGCTACTGGCGATGATTCGACTGAAATCGATATCGTTGGTATCTTCATGGGGTGTTCGTACACAGACCCGAACACCAATCAAAAGACGTTCAGCCAGCTATATCCAGCAAGCACTGCTGCTTCTGATATTATGGCGTATGTCGTAGATGACCCGAATGTTCTGTTTACTATCCAAGCGGATGGTGCGCCTACAAACACAGGTGATATCTATGGCAAGAACACTCTTCTCGTTCAAACTGCTCCAAACACTTCACTGAAAATTAGCCGTGTAGCGTTGGACATTTCCGAACTCAGCACAGATGCTCAAAACCCAATTAGGGTTATTGATTATCTTGGTGGTGACCAAGGTGACGAGAAAGGTACGTCTTTCCCCATTCTGGTATGTAAGTTCAATTACCACCAGCATGCACTTGCAACTGGTTCGGCGTAAGGAGTAGAAAATGGCTATTACACGCGCACAACTCCTGAAGGAACTGTTACCGGGTCTTAACGCATTGTTCGGTTTGGAATACGAAAAGTATGAAAACGAACACGCAGAAATCTATGAAACTGAAACATCAGAGCGTAGCTTCGAGGAAGAAGTAAAGCTGTCTGGTTTCGGAGCCGCTCCCGTAAAACCGGAGGGGTCAGCGATTTCGTTTGACAGCGCTCAGGAATCCTTCACAGCCCGTTACAACCACGAAACTGTGGCAATGGGCTTTTCTGTAACTGAAGAAGCAATGGAAGATAATTTGTACGATGCGCTTTCAGCACGTTATACAAAGTCTCTTGCCCGTGCGATGGCGTATACCAAGCAGGTAAAAGCCGCCGCATTGCTAAACAATGGCTTTACCACCTTTCAATCAGGTGATGGGGTAACATTGTTTAATGCTTCTCACCCGACTGTACAGGGTGGAACTAACTCAAACCGTCCAAGCACAAATGCTGACTTGAACGAGACTTCTTTGGAAGAAGCAGTTATTAACATTGCCGCATTCGTTGATGAGCGCGGTCTGTTGATTGCCGCTCGTCCACGCAAGTTGGTTATTCCACCAGCATTGATGTTTGTTGCAACTCGTCTATTGCAGACAGATTTGCGTGTCGGCACAGCCGATAACGACATCAACGCTATTCGGTCAAACGGTTCGATTCCAGAAGGCTTCCGCGTCAATCACTACTTGACTGACAACGATGCGTTCTTCCTGACAACCGATGTGCCGAACGGCATGAAGCACTTTGTCCGTACACCAATGTCAACATCTATGGATGGTGACTTTGACACAGGCAATGTTCGCTACAAAGCTCGTGAGCGTTACAGCTTCGGTGTGTCCGACCCATTAGGCATTTACGGCTCACCCGGAGCTTAATTGTACTATGGTATAAACTTTTAGATGGGGCGGCTTTCGGGTCGCCCTTTCTTTTGTTATAATGATTTATAACCTTGACAGCTTATGCTGACACTAGCCACGACAAGGAGTTAATATGGCTAATACAACTTTTAGCGGTCCCGTCCGCTCAGAAAACGGTTTCAAGAATGTTATTAAAAGCGCGACAACTGGTGACCTTACCAGTGAGATGACACTTTCTGTTTACACCGCTACTGTAACAGTTGCTAACGGTGCTACTACAGGAAAAGAATCAGCTATCGGCATTCCATCAAACTTTATCCCTATGGCTGTTATGGTCGCCGTCACAGGCGCGGCTTCTAACAACGTAAACCTAGTTGATATCGGCACAGACGCAGACACAGATGGATTTGTTGACGGCATTGCCGCCGCAGTAAATTCAACTGGTTTCAAAGGCTTTTTCCCATGTAATGGTGTATTGGGCATGTCTGGCGGCACAACAACAGCCGCTACAGAAACAGCCGATGAGGTTGAGGTTGTTCTATCCGGTGACCCCGGAGCAGACACAACTGTGGTTATGAAGTTTATGGGTATTTCTAGCTCATCAGACGCTTCGTAGGAGGCTAATATGAGTAGGTCCGATGTATTTGCAGTCACCAAGACAGCAGATGCCACCGTGTATGCTGGACGCGCAAGAGTGCGTCAAATACAGGTGGTGACCGCTGGCTCTGGTAGTCCGCAGGTTGTTTTAAAGGATGGTGGTTCCAGTGGGACTACTCTACTAGATGTAGCTTTTGGCACATCCAGCACATTCTCTGTAAACATTCCAGACAACGGCATTTTGTTTGAAACAGATGTTTATCTGGATTTAACTGCGTGTTCTAGTGTAACGGTGTTTATGTCATAGGGGGTGGGCTGTGCCTAGAAGAAAAGAAACCCCTATAAAAACATCTGTCAAGTCTGGTAATTTCCGTCCCACTAAAAGCGGGGCGGGGATGACCAAAAAAGGTGTTGCCGCTTACAGAAAAGCAAATCCCGGAAGTAAGCTAAAGACTGCTGTAACTGGCAAAGTTAAAAAGGGCAGTAAGGACGCAAAGAGACGTAAGTCTTTCTGCGCTCGTTCTGCTGGTCAAATGAAGAAGTTTCCTAAAGCGGCAAAGAATCCAAACAGCCGTTTACGTCAAGCTAGAAGACGGTGGAAGTGTTAAATGCCAATCTCAAGAGCCTCCATGAGGCAACAAATGAAAGGTAATAGAATGCCTAAATACAAAACTAAAAAAGGCGAGATTAAGACAGTCAAGCCAATATCAAAAGCGGCACAAAAACTTTTGGGCATGAAGAATGTTAAGAAAAAAGCTGGCGGCGGCAAAGTAATGAAAGCAAATATGGGCAAGCTGTTAGAGACAGTTTCTCCAGCGTACAGCATTATGAAGGGCAAAGGCCCGATATCAGACGCCTTTAGCAGTGCTGGAGGAATGGGTTTAGGCGGTATTTTAGGTATGCTTGCCAAAGGTCAAAAGGGCAAAAGAAAAGGTATGCAAGCTGACCAAATGAAGCAAATGCAAAGAATGTATGGCGGCGGAGCTATGAAGAAGCGGCGTGATGGCATTGCCTCTAAGGGCAAAACAAAAGGTGCTATTAGGTAATGGAAAGAAAAAGCGTTACAGCACCAAAGGGGTTTCATTGGATGAAGCACGGCTCTGGGTATAAGTTAATGAAAAATCCCAAGGGTGGTTTTAAGGCTCATAAAGGTGCTAGTGTAAAAGCTATTTTTCCTGTGCAAAAGGTTCATAGATGAGACGAAATTATAAAGGCGAATATAGAAATTATCATTCGTCTACAGAGCAAAAGAAACGCCGCGCCAGTAGAAACACAGCCCGCAGAAGATTGACTGCGGCAGGCAAGGTGAAAAAAGGCGACAAAAAGGATGTTGCACACAAGAATGGCAACCCTAAAGATAATCGTAAAGGCAATCTAAGGGTGGTTGCTAGAAATCTTAATAGGTCTTTCCCAAGGACTAGAACAGCGAAGAAGGTAAGCAGGAGGTCATAGTGTACGTTGGTAGCTCAAATGGATATGCTGTTCCTGTTTACAAAACTAGCGACAGTACAACCAGAACAAAAGTTCATTGTGGTAACTGTCCACGTTGCAATGAAAAACTTATAACTGTTTTTGTGCATGGGCATGAACAGTGTTCTAAGTGTGGTTCTGTAATCCATGATTGTTGCCAAGGAGAAAGAGCATGAGAGCGGCAAAGATGATGTGCGCCAAGCGCAAAAAGCCAATAGCCATGAAGAGAGGTGGTAACCCAGTGGCTAAAAAATTATCTGACCCCAAGTTCAAGCCAAAGGTTGTAAAGCCAAAGAAAGGTAAGGGTTCTTACTCACGGAAGGGCAAAGCCCTTCCTATGAAGTCTGGGGGTAAAACAAAGTCAAGGGTAAACGAGGCTGGAAACTACACAAAGCCGGGTTTGAGAAAACGTATTTTTAATAGGATTAAAGCAGGCGGAAAGGGCGGCGCTCCGGGACAGTGGTCAGCAAGAAAAGCGCAAATGATGGCCTCTGCTTATAAAAAAGCAGGGGGCGGCTATAAAGACTAATGGCAAAGAAACCAGACCCAAAAGTAGGAACAGGTAAAAAGCCAAAGGGAAGTGGTCGCAGGCTTTATACAGATGAGAATCCGAAAGATACTGTCGGTATAAAGTTTGCTACGCCTGCTGATGCTAGGGCAACTGTAGCCAAAGTTAAAAAGGTTAATAAACCTTACGCCAGAAAGATACAGATATTAACAGTTGGCGAACAAAGAGCCAAAGTTATGGGAAAGTCAGAGGTCGCTAGAATATTTAAACAGGGTAAAGAGGCGATTAGACGGTCTAATAAAAAGGGAACAGGGAGAGTTAAACGAACCAGATAATGAGGTTGCATAAAAATGGTTGTCGCAGAAGCTCTCGCAGGAATTGCATTAGTTAAAAGCGCCGTTGATGGTATTAAGTCTGCCATCTCAACAACAAACGACATAGGTCAAATAGCTGGCTATGTAGATAAATTGTTACAAGGTCGCGATGAAGCAAACAAAGCGAAGCGTGAAGCATCAAGTGACTCGTTTAGCGTTAAGTCTATAGCTGAGGAAACCATTAATGCAAAGCTGGCAGAAGAACACCTTGATGAAATGCGTAGCCTTATTGACATGAGGTTTGGTCATGGTACTTGGGCTGGTATAATAAACGAAAGAGCCAAAAGAATTAGAGAGGCAAAAGAAGCAGAAGAAGAAGCAAAAAAAGAAAAGATGAAAAAGAAATTAGAGTTTGAACAAATGGTGGAGACATCTGTAACAGCTTTTCTTGCATTGGGCTTTATGGCGGTGGCTCTGTTATCTGTGATATACTTCGCTACAAGGGGATAAATATGCCGTTAAAGAAATCGCAAAGAAGTCTAAAGGCTTGGACGAAACAAAAATGGAGAACTAAAAGTGGCAAGCCATCGACACAGGGTCCAAAAGCAACCGGGGAGAGATATCTACCTTCAAGTGCCATCAAGTCCCTATCGCCCCAAGAGTACGCGGCAACAACCCGTGC